CTTCTTAAATATTCTTAAATCTTCTTAAATCTTCTTAAATATTCTTAAATCTTCTTAAATCTTCTTAAATATTCTTAAATCTTCTTAAATCTTCTTAAATATTCTTAAATTTTAAAATATATCATTTTTATATTTTTCATATATAATTATTTTATCTATAATGTATTGGGCTGATTTTCTTTTGGTAGTTTGACAAATCATATATTTCCATATAAGTTTTAGGTATTCCATTATCAGTTTTTTATCACCATTAGAAATAAATAAAATATCCAATAAATACTTATTATCAAAATATTTGCCTTTGATCTTATCAAGTAATATGCGCAATATACTATTATTCATATTAGTTAAAAATAAATTATCTATGATTGCTATTAATTCGGAATCAAAATATAATAGAAATTTTATTATAATTAATCCAAGACATAATATATCGTATGCCTGTGATATTTTTAAATAATCCGTGTCCTTTAATTGTGCTAGAACGTCTTTCATATATTTAACCGGTGCCATGCTATTTTCCTTGCAAGTACCAATTTTATTAAATATGTCGTATTGTTGCCAGGGTATCAATGTTTTACCTAACACTGGCACATTACCTAACACTGGCATATTACCTAATACTGGCACATTACCTAAATTGCCATTGTCTGAGCTAGGTTGATAATTTCCATTTGGATCTTTAGGACAACCACAACCTAAACCAAAATCTGTAAATTTCACGCTTATTTCATCGGGATTAATAAATGTAGATACCAATATGCTATTAGGTGTTATATTCTGATGTGCGATACCGGTATCATGAATTTTTGCTAGGGCGTGCAATAATGATTTTATTAAGAAAAAAGCAATCTTATAATAAGAATCTTGCTTTGCATCTTGTTGTGTATCTTGCCTTATTAATTTCTTCATATAACCATGAAAATGCCCTAGTGAATATCCCCTGAATACGGGAAATATTGTATATACATGATTTTGATGAATTTTATAATCTAGACACGGATTTATATGTTCTCTAGCAACTGTATTGTTAGACAAATACTTTAATATATTGAGTTCAAACTCTAGCTGTTGTGTTTGTATTGCATTATTAGATGGCTCATTATCAAGTTGGATTTCTTTACAAATTACGCGACGCCCTTTTGAATCTACCGCTAGATACAAATTACCATGAATACCCGTTCCAAGATACTTAATAATTTTATATCTTAGTGGTGCAGAATTATTTATTTTGCCTATGTTGTCTAGTTCCAATGATTTTAATAATCCATTACTATTATTTACAATTGATGTTATTTTATCTAATCTTAATGGGCTATTAAAATCATCGATACTAGTAGCATTAATCTTCCCAATATTTAAGGATGTATTTATATTACCGGGATTTATTAATGTATTTATATTCAATAATTGTTGGTTCATTATAGGAATAATCTGTATTTCCTAGTATAGCTAAATTATATATAGAATTTAATTAAGAAGTTAGAGAAATGCAGTTAAGTATTCAACTAATGAATGATAATGTTATTTTAGGTTGAAATATGGATATGTGTGTCTAGATATAAGGTTTACTAAATGGTGTTTCGTTATAATTAAATCTAGGTAAAATGCTGCCTACATTAGTTAGTGAAACGGAATCTTCAGTATTGGCCATACTACCATCTGGATTTAATTCTAGTGCATTTATAGGTAATCCACGGTCTACTAATCCAGTAAGTTTGCGTGCGTTTGGATTTGCTGCATTGCAAACACTTACGTGTTTTTGTGGAACATCCCAATAAACGGGTGGTACATAAGTATATCCTGGCATCCATTTCTTAGCCTGGGTATAATTTTGTACTACTAGATTACCTGCTTGATCTAAATCCAAATCATCATAGGCACCACATAATTTTTTCGGTTGTCCATTGAAATCCAATGTAGTTGGTTGTGGTCTGGTAGTTGCTGGGTTGGTTGTTGCTGGTGTGGTAGTTGTTGGGTTGGTTGTTGCAGGGTTGGTAGTCGCTGGTGTGGTAGTAATAGAAGTGGAAATATCATCAAAACGAGATTTGACATTAGAAACAGTTTCTATACCAATATCATTAGTATTTGGTGGCGTATTCATACCATAGGCACTAGGTGTATAGTAGTCAATATAATCACTTGCTTTTGAATAGGTATTAGGATTCCATTTGCCTTTGTTGTAATCTGCCATACTTTGTGCCCAGTTTGTTGATGTATCCATATAATCCAAGTCTGAACTCCATATATTGCTGCTAGGTTTCATAGTATTAGGAAAAGACATATTATCTCCCACACCTAGAGCTGATGCGGTAGATGCTAAACTAGCAACATCGGGTACACCTAATCCGCCTAAACTAGTCATATTCATTCCTTGCATATCTAAACCTCCAGATAATGAATTATATGCACCTTTACCAATTTGAATCTGAGGGGCAAATACACTTTCTACTCCACTAGCAGCACCATTAGATTTATAACTATTATTTTTAGATGGCCTAGTGGTAGATGGCCTAGTGGTAGTAGAAGATGGTATATCATTAAAATTAGATTGTGAATGTGTCGAGATACCTAATAGACTATTTACTTGACTTACAGCATCCCCATCTATTTTATTTCCAGATAATGATGTGAGAGTATGTTGCGTGGTTTGTGGTATAGTATTTAGTATTGTAATATTACGTTCTTCATCAGTATCAAAATATTCTTTAGATTTGTTAGATTCTAGAATAATAGCATCTTCCATTTTATGTTTACCTTTTGATTTATTACTACGTTTACGTATATCTGTAAATCCTTCAAAACTAGCACTATCACTTAGATTTATATAATTCATTGATGCCCGTATAATCGCAACCAATGCAACTATTAAGAGTCCAATTTCTGCAATATTCATATTTTTATTATATTCATTATAAAATACTAAAACTGCAACTATGATTAACATAACCGCTAGATACATTTTTATAATTAAATTGGAAATATATTCTATATGTGATATAGATTTTAATCTATTTTGATTTGAACAAAAATCTAGTATTATTCTAGAATCTAATAGACGAAAAACCAATAGACGGAAAACCAATACAAGGCAAACCAATAAAATGACAATAACAAAACAAATGGTTTCAGTTTCTAATAAAACATCAATTAATATAGCTGGTGTAATATTGATTATATTAATTCTAGTAGGTCTAGTTATAGTATTACGTAATCGCAGTTTTGATAATTTCATCGTATTTCTAGATGATGTAGCAATCCCCAAAACTTGCTGGGATTATTTAGTTACCAACGGACATGATTTCTTTCTATTTAATTCCCGGGTTTTGATTGATTCCGTAAATAATCCCCTGAAATTTCCAACCAAACAAGCCGCCTTAGCTCATTTAAAAAAAGCTGGATGTCAAGCTGATATACCTTTTGTAGATTTAGTAATGAGGAAGAAGATTGAAGATCCTACGGTATCATTACAACGAGAATGCAATAGGATAATATCACCAAAATTATTTGATTTAGATATCTGTAGCACTTATGGTAGCGATAATGATACTCTTACTAGCAAATACTTAGCACGGGTAAATAAAATAGAAAGTGATAAAAAATTATATGCCAATTATGATTTAGAGGCGTGTATGATTAATAAAGCAGTTTCACGAGATAAAGAGTTGGATGATTCCGGATTCAAGGCTGAATTTGCGCAGTATTTTGACCGGATGAACTCCCAGATTCCAGAAGAATATCTATACATTACTGGCTAAAGCAATAAATGATAAAAACAATAAATACATACTAGCGACATCCAATAATTAGGTTTTGAATGGAAATAATTTATCACGATTCATTTTGCACATTTTACCTTGCGTCATTACCTTATATGTATAGTAATTTACGAGAAGATATACAAACCCAAAGAAAAATGCAAATATTGCACTCATTACACGAGATGCTAATTCCTGATCCGCATTACAATTCAACGACACTGAAAGCCCTAGGAAATTCAAAGTTAGCAGTACTACTACAAATGCATATTTTAAGAACAAGATAATATAATCGTTTAATTGATCTTGCCAGGATACAGATAATGGATTACTAGCACTAGGTGATACACTCAGGGTATCAATAATATCTTCATATGTTGTCTTTATAACAGCTTCTGCTTTCGAATCGAATTGTTCTTTGTTTATAGTTTTTTCTAATTTTTTAGAATTATTTGAATTATTTGAATTATTTGAATTATTTGAATTATTTGATTTACTTGATTTATTTGAGTTGTTTTCTTTTCCCTTTGCAGACATTTATATCACAATATTTTATATTTATCTAGAATTAATAGATAAATTTATTAATTTATATAAAACATCAAAAATAACTTTTTATTTACCAATAAATTGTAAAAAGCCAAACAACACACAACCTATAAATTACAAAGAAAAAGTTGTACTGATGCCAACAAAATTTATAAAATGCCTAGGATAAGCCATCATAAGCCATCATAATCCGCCATAAATTATTCTAATTGCTAGTCATTGTTCCCACTATACCACCCATAATCTTTAAAATATCATAATTTACTGCAAATAACCATACATTATAGTTATAAGTGTAGCTACCACCGCTAGAATTACCAAATAGTGGATTCATAATTTCTGCCGGATTGATGGGAATCATATCTAGCAAGATATCCTTATTATTGATAGATGAAAAATTTACAGCGCCAATAGGTTGCAGGCTGCTATTATCTAGAGAGAATGAATAGGTATATATACCTTCTTCTGGAATATTGCGATTGGAATTATAATTTTGCATCAAGTTATAAAAAACGGAATCTTTACCATTAAGTTGTTGACCGGTAGGATTATCATTATTTCGATATGTACCCATAGTAATTTCATTTGCCAATAATCTAAGCACTGCACCTTTTAGAATATTACGATTCTTATAATAAACTAAATTAGAAGGGGTTATAGATAGAGGCGGACCATATGAATTGATATATCCGGGGGAATAAGGCGGCACTGGATCTTGGTTCCAATTGGTGTAATTCGACCAGTCATTAATATCTTCCATATCACTTCTGCGAATCATCCATATTAATTCTTTGACTGGTTTATTAATATTAGTCATATCTACGATCACCTGAGTATTGTAATTATAACTTTGTTGAATTAGTTGAACCTGTGTAATGAGATATTCATGAGTACTAAGTGCAAATCGCTTGCGTTCTTCTACATCTAGAAACACATTATTTATTTCCAAACGTGGATTTATATAAAGACTACTAGCACCAGTGGCAGGGGTAATGAAATTACCAATATAATGCGTTTGTAAATAAGGTTTAATACGTTTTCCAGTATTTCCGTAATCTACCACTGTATATAATTCTTGTAATTTGCGAAAAGTAAAAGTAATATACATTACCGTTTTCTGTATAGCAATCAGCGGAAATGCCATAGAAGAAAATTTATTGAACCAGAAACCTAGTGGGAGATAGATTTTCCTATTTAAGATGGATGGGGCACCCATCGCAGGATAGCTAGGATATATTCCATTATTACCAGGAGCATTGCTCGGGTCATAAAGTTCTGGCACATTGCCAATCATTCTATAATATCCGGCTTTTTGCCCGGCTTCTAAATTCAATTCGCTAGAAGCATGAAACCATTCCCCATATTGCGTATCTACCGCTTGATTAGTATCTATTTGCAATGCCACACGACGAACGATATATTCGCCAATACGTTTAATCCATTGGAATTGATAGTTTGCATTGGAATAAATATCTGGCAGCTCTAGAGTAAGATAGATATCACGGATTGCATCGCCATCGCGGGGGATTTGAAATGTAATTGTTGTATCTTGATCCCACGAAAGCATACCATTATTCAAAATAGGTTGATTGGTGATGAATTGAGTTGAGAAATTCGTATATTTTTTATAAACAGATTTGAAATGGGTAATTTGGGGGTTAAGAGTAAGAAAGGCCATACGGTCAGTATTGCCATATTCTAATTGGATAAGTGCACCTACTGTCATTTTTAGTTTTCTGTTCTAGTATAATCTAGCGATTCTATAATCTAGAGATTCTATAACCTAGCAATTCTATAATCTAACGATTCTATAATCTAACGATTCTATAATAAAATATGATATAATTATAGTATTCTTAACCACTAACATTTTAATTTATAATGGTAAAAATATCTAGGCATTCTAAAAGTAGCAAAAGACAAATAGTTAAACAAGAAAACCCAGATGCAGAAACCTATTATAAAAAAACAAAAAAAAGCTATTCTAGTCTAGATAAGCGTATTACTAGAAAACCAGTGCGGGATTTTGAAGTTTTGCGAGTCCAATCTATCCTAGATATTTTACCTGCATTTACCAAGTTTTATGATAAGTTATCACGTGATGATATAATTGCCATTAAGTATTATAAAGGTTTTGGATCTTTCTTTAACTCTAATTTATTAGTAGCAAAGCAGAGCAAATCAATTGATAAACTTAAATTAACTGTGCCATTTTACTATGATGAAGAAATATTATTACGAAGGGATTTATTTGGCAGCACTACCAACCCCGAACTTTATTTTCAACCTTCTCTAGATATTAAAGAACTAGGAAAATATATTGATTCTAGTTATTCAATTAGAATAAAATTATTAAATAGGCTAGATAATATTTATTCCCATCCAGATTGCCCGAGAATGAAAGGGCAAGAAATACTATTTCGTGGTATGCAAGCTAGCGATATCATTCGAAAACTAAAAGTAGGTGATAAATATCTATTTCAAAATTTTATATCAACCACCATTGATAAGAAAATTGCTGAGCGTTTTACTGGAGCATGGGGTGGCGGGCACCCTTGCGTTTTTATATTAATGAATATGAAAGATATACCATTTATCTATATGCCAAATAAAAAGCTTAGTGATGTTAACATCAAATATTCTACTTTTATGAAATCAGGTAATTTATTTCAAGATTACAGCGAATACACCTTACCCCGTAATTTGGAATTCACAATAGAACGGATTGAAAATAAACCTATTACCACGCATAGTAATATTAAGAATGGTAATTTTGCAGCACTTGAGAAAATTCTCAAACGCAAAGGTTATTTTAATCTAGCTAATCAAAAACTTACATCTGCCATAGAAGATAATTCATCTAATGATAAGGCTACGGCTACAACTGATGAAAATATTAAAAAAGAAATTGAAAAATCTATATTTGCAAATGCTATACATTATTACTGCACTCTTAATGAATGGAAACCTAGAACACCCATAGATTGGAAAACTATATCTAGTAATGCGGAATTTATTTTAGATAAAAACGCAATCAATTCTTGGATTACAAAAGAAGATTACTTGTAGTTTGGTGTAATAAATCTACTTACTATCGTCGATAATAAAATATTATATAATTATAGTATTCTTAACCACTATGACATTTTGTGGTGCTACAATAAATCAAATTAAAACTAGCAAACAACCCATAACGGGTAAGATAATTGTCAGCACGTGTTATTTTCCTAATTATTTGCACAAATTTGATAAACGTAATTGGGATGAATCTAAAAGCCTAAACTATATCAATGAACTAATTGCAAATATTGAAACATTCCAAATGAAAGTTGCACGATACACTAGCAACCCGGATAAATGGGTTTATCGTGTATATATAGATGAAACAATTTTCAATCTTGAAAAAATAATTAATTACATCATATCACCTGCAGATATTAAAAATAAAAAAATTACTAAAAAATATTGGCGCGGGCAATTAGTTTATCGTAAATCATTGCGAAATAAAACCAATAATAACATAATCAATGAACTCGATGTTTATGCCACTACTATCCGGGAAAATATCATAAATGCCTATGATGTATTACTCTTTATTGGCAAATTACTGCGAAAATATATTGATATGATTCTAGCATCCAAAGATACTCGTTATGATAATATTGAAATTATGACATACAGCAATCCGGATTTACAAATCCATCTAGAAACCGATCACGATAAAACTATTTCCGGACTAATTGAAACTTATGGCACCTTGATGCGATTTCATCCGTGTCTAGATAAAGACGCGCGCGCTGTAATAATGCGTAATTGCTCCCATAACCTAACCCCACTTGACTTGATTATTCAAAATTATTGGCTAGAAGCATTGCCATCATTAGAATATATGGAATATGTGGATATTACATATGATTTTACAGCTGACCGCAATTTACCAATGCGCGAGCAATGGTATAAAATATTTTTTGATAATGCTAGTAATAGCAAACACACTAAGGCAGGTAAAATACGGCATTTTGGATATGATCGGGTTATGGCTGGTTTGATATCCGCTAAACTTAATTCTACTGGATACAACACTAGCATACATTATTCCAAAGTATTTGATAAATTACATAACAAGATGCAGGAAAGCTTATCTAGCAATACTAATATTTTCAAAATGAAAGTTAGTGATGCCTTATATGATTATGGTATAGATGAGGCGGTAATTAATTTTATATTTCCAGACCTACGTAGCGGTTCATATCGTCATAAAGATGTGGAAAATCCCAAAGGTTTATTGAATAAGACATTTGCGCTAGAACTAATCAATAGGGGTGGTGTGGATTATGGCACTTGTCATAAATGTGATAAAAAAGAATTTGATATCATATTGGATAATACACTAGGGAAATTACCTGTTATCCCTGTTATCCCTAATAAACATAAAAAGACCGCTAGAGATAGTATTTCTAACAATGATACTGGAAAGAAATCAGGAAAGAAATCTGATAATAAATCTAATAAGAAACAAAACAAAGCTGATTCTATATGTTGTATGAATGATATATATATGCGAGATACTGGCTTTTATAATTTACAATATAAAATAACTAAATTTTCTCATTTGGAACATATTCTATCATCATTACGTGCTTTACCATTCTATAAACTGAAAATGAATAGTTGGCGTATGCCAATGCTAACATTTAGTAATGTTCTAGAAGGTATAATGTTTATTAATAAATATAATTTTGCATTACGGGATAAATATAACATTCCTAGCAGAATTAAAAGAACCAAAAAGATATATGAAACACTAGATAATGAGGATATGCGCGGTGGTGCTAGCAGTTCTAATTCTAATTCTAAAGACGATAAAGCAAAAACACTTGAAAAGCCAAAGAAACCAAAAATAACTAAAAAAATAGATAAGCATCTAGTGCTTTGTAATGTTAGGAGTGCAAATATAGATAATGAAATAGAAAAGTATTTAGCAGGTGTAAAAGCTGCTTATGCTAGTGATAATTTTTATCCAATATTGATATATCCTAGCCGATTAAATATATTATCTTACTATCCACAAGATAAACCAAAAGATAAACCACAAGATAAA